AACAGAACTAGTCATAAATGATTTGAAAAGAAATAAAAATTATTATAAAGGAAATGTTTATTTAACTAAAGATATGTTTAAAAGAGATAATAGTGGAAAAATATTCAGAATAGGATTAAACTTAGATTATAAATCAGTAATGAATAAATTATATATGAGTTCTAATTTATAAATATATTAATATAATATATACGCATTCATTGATATAATATAATTTTTTTTATAATATATATATTATAATGGATGATCTTCTCAGACCGGATGATCTTCTCAGATCGGATGATCTTCTCAGACCGGATGATCTTCTCAGATCGGATGATCTTCTCAGACCGGATGATCTTCTCAGATCGGATGATCTTCTCAGATCAGCTGCCAAATTAAAGCGTCCCAGAGATTGGGACATGGGATTTGTCGAGACTAAACTAAAAAAACATACTTTGGAACACCCGGGTAAACATCATCTCAGCGGCGACCCAAACCAATTTTATAAAACACTCAAAGTTTTTTTTAGTAGTATTGGTATTCTTTCATCCGAAATTTTGGATGACCAGTATTTAAAAGTAATTGTTCCCCATAATAGTAAGAATTCTAATTTTTTGGAAAAAATATTTTATGAGTCGAACATGCAAAAGAATTTTTATACCAGCTCTTTTTTAAAAAGGGTGGTGTCGAAAATGGAAAAAGATATTATAAAATATGATACACTATTTCCTCGTGTATTTTGGTTTTATGATATGTGTAAACGAGTGTTAAAAAAATTAAATTTCTGGAAAGATTCTGTTCTAAAGAATAAGAAGCGAACCCTCGAGATAATTGAATTTTATAGCCCGCCTGATGATGTGCGTCCACCAGAAATCTCAGATGAAGGTGAAAATCCCTTTGATTATATGGACGCGGTCAGTTCTAAAGAGGGACAAGTATATATGAAAGATAGTGATACTGTAGACTTAAATCCAGAAATCACAGATTACTTTCAAGATAACTTTAGTTTAATGGAGATAGGAGTTAAACTACCTATTATATATAATATATCAACAAACCATATGAAAAGAATATATGAAGAGTATTATTCTAAATATGAGGGTCTTCGAGAAAAACTTCACGGACTTAATTGGAACTCTGATAAAGAAAAAAATGAAGCAATAATAAACTATGAAAATCAATCAAAAAAAGGTTCCAAGGTATACAACAAAAAACTTAAATCAAAGAGGAAGTCACGCAGGCACAAAATCAAAATTATCACAAAGCCAAAAACTCGACGGGCAAAAAAATCTAGTAATTTAATGAAAGATAAAAAAAAAAGTGTAAAACCCAAAAATAAATCTACGAAAACAAAACCAAAAAACAAAACTAAAACTAATACTAAAACTAAAAAAAAAAAAAAATCAAAATCTAAACTTCCCATAAGCAAAAAAATACATCATAAAGCAATAAAAAAAGGAGGAGGACTTTTTGAATCTCTTAAAAATTTTGTTGAAAAATCATATAATCAACTGTTAGTTTTATTAAATTTAAGAGATGAAGAGGACCCCTCTGCTTCTGTACCTCTCCTAATTGATTTGAATAATAGTATTAAAGGACCAGAATTTCCATACATACACGAATTAATAAAGAATAAAGGTTTTGTATGTTTAATTGTGTCTCCTTTCACTCCCATGACACTAATAGAGAAAGATGCTCTCAGAAAATATAAAGGTTTACGCGATGTCAATATAGGAAAAGTATATATTATTAAAGCAGAAGATAATTTTAAGGGACTAAAAATAACAGGTTCTAAACAATTAATAAAGGCAAAAATGATAACGGATTCTAAAGATACAGAGAGGACATTATATGAAACTTCACATATTCAATATGGAGATAGAAATTTTATAGGATTAGGATTTGATGAAAAAATAGAAGCACCTTTGGGTGGAGATGGTACACTCTCAAATGATCCCCAGTCAAACCCTGGTATATTTATATCTCAAAATTTAACAAAAAGCATCAACATAAGTAATATTGGGACCATATATATAGTTAAACCGTATAATGATAGTTGGAGTATATCCGATCGTTTTTTAGATTGGGATATGTATGGTTTTATTAGAAACGCTATTGGAAAAAAAACTTGTGAGGGTCGCAAGACATTCATTTTATTTTGTATGGATTATTCGCGTTATTTTGATAATTATGTGAATGGTTTCAAGAGAAATCCCAAAACTTATTTTGAGCCCGGATCAATATTAGATAATTATATTTTAAAACAATATCAACACCTGCGTGATGATGATAAACCGAATGCGCCATCATGGTGGGTGTCGTTAAATACTAAACGTGAAATATTCAAGGTAAAAACAAAACAATTAATAGAAGGATTGACACAAGGTTACGCTTGTAAAAGTGATATTGTTGTATTAGGTGACGAGTTTAAGCACAGATACTTTAGAGGTATTAAGGATATGTGGATATATCCATTCGATCAAAATGGACAATATAAAGAAAATGGATTCTTTTCTGTGAGTAAATCATCTGATATTGCGGCGGATTTTTCAAGGTCAAAAGGTGTAGGACAAGGTCACATATGTATAATATGGAAGGTGGATGAAAACATGCCATATATAGTAATGGATGAAGAAAAATCTAGATTACCCGAAGAAAAAGAGGTAGTATTTCAAAGTCCTATTATAGAGCTAATTTGGGACCCGTGTGGTTTTTATAATGATGATGATTGGGAAAAAAAATGGCAGGATCCGGGTGAATGGAGCGCTAGTCAGACGGAATTTCTAAATACTAGTGTTCCTAAGAATATTTTAGAAAAATATACGCAAGATGAAAATTCCATGCGTAGCTGGTTTGATTTTTTTAGAACTAGATATCAAAAGAAAGTAATTTTTGTAGAATTGAAATATGATGATAATGATAAGGTGGATCATGAAGAAAGACGGAGAAAAAAATGTACTCCCGTCGAAAAATTAATTGGAATAGTGGCGGATGAATATGTTCCTTAAATTTAATATATTTAAAATAATAACAAGTATTATAATATATACAATGTCATTGAAAAGAATCAAAAAAGAACATAAAGAATTAATGGATGATCCACCTGCGAATTGTAGTGCTGGTCCAATAAAAAATGATTATTTTAGTTGGGAAGCTACTATATTGGGTCCAGAAGATACACCTTATATAGGTGGAGTATTTTTCTTAAAAATATATCTACCAACAGATTATCCTTTTAAACCACCAAAAGTGAATTTTGAAACAAAAATATATCATTGTAATGTAAATTCTAATGGTTCAATATGTTTAGATATATTAAAAGACCAATGGAGTCCTTCATTAACAATATCAAAATTATTATTATCCATAACATCATTATTATCAGATCCTAATCCAGACGATCCATTGGTTCCTGAAATAGCAAACTTATATAAAACAAATAAAATTGAACACAATAGAATTGCTAAAGAATGGACTGTTAAATATGCTTCATAAAATTATATATTAATTAATATATGAATAAAAGTGTTATTAATGTGACAGCTGTGGCGAGTAAACAATTAAGTAATATTATGAATACAAATAAATCAAAATATATATTATTCAGTATTGAAGGAGGAGGTTGTAATGGTTTAAAATATAATCTAGAACCTAATAATGATGAACCCAAAAAAATAGATGAAATAGTTAAGATAGATGATTTTAAAATAAATGTTTGTGGTAAATCATTATTATATTTATTAGGAACAACTATTGATTGGACACAAGATATAATGGGAAATAGATTTATATTCGAAAATCCAAATGCTACAGGAAAATGTGGATGTGGTACTACTTTTTCTGTATAGGATTTCAATATAATCTATTTAAATATAAATTGATAATAATATTAAATATGAAGATTGAACAAGATATAAAATTAGATTTTAGTGATGTATTAATCCGACCTAAAAGATCTACATTGGAATCGCGAAAAGATATTGTGATGGAAAGAGAATTTAAATTTCCACATTCTAAACAGATATGGAATGGAATACCGATTATTGCTTCAAATATGGATACAGTTGGTACGGTGGATATGTATAATAAGTTAAATGAATATAATATATTAACATGTTTTCATAAATTTATGAATGTTGATGAATATCCAGAAAATTGTGATAATAATTATATTGTATCGATTGGTATCCGTGACGAAGATTTTAATAAATTAAGTTTTCTATATAATAAATATCCCAGTAAATGTAATATAGTATGTGTAGATATTGCAAATGGATATATTAAAAAATTAGTAGATTTTTGTATAAAAGTAAGAGAATTAATTCCAGATTGTATATTAATTGCTGGTAATGTAGTGAGTAGAGAAATGGTTGAAGAATTAATATTAAATGGAAAAGTAGATATTGTTAAAGTAGGTATTGGTTCAGGATCAGTATGTACAACCAGATTACAAACAGGTGTGGGGATGCCACAATTAAGTTCTATTATTGAGTGTTCTGATGCAGCACACGGATGTAATGGTCATATTATATCTGATGGAGGTATAACATGTCCAGGTGATGCGGCGAAAGCATTCGGTGCCGGTGCTGATTTTGTTATGTTAGGTTCTATATTAGCAGGACATGATGAATCAGGGGGAGAATTAATAGAAGAAAATGATGAAAAATATAAAGTATTTTATGGTATGAGTTCAGATACAGCTATGAATAAACATTATGGAGGTGTAAATAAATATCGATCATCTGAAGGAAAAACAGTAAAAATAAAATATAAAGGATCTGTTGAAAATACAATTAATGATTTATTAGGTGGGATTAGATCAACTTGTACATATGTAAACGCAAAAAATTTAAAAGACTTATCAAAATGTACAACTTTTATGAGAGTAAATAATCAAGTAAATAATATATATAAATAATATCAACTAAATCTAGATAATCTAGCTAATCGCATTTTATCTAATTCTTCATTACTAATTTTTTGAGCATACATTTTATCTCTTTCTATAATATACTCTTCCTTCTCTTTTTGTAATAAATCTGCTTTCAAAGCATTTTCATATTCTTCATTTTGATTTGTCAATGTTTCTTGAATTAATTTATTTTTAATAATATCTTCTTGTTTTTTAAGTTCTTCTTCTTTTTTTTTCTTCAGAAATTCTTCTCTTTGTTTCATAAATGCTTCTCTTTGTTTCAAATATATTTTTCTTTGTTCATTTTTATGATATTCTTTTTCAGATTCTAATAAAGCATTAGCATATTTATTATCTTCAATAATTTGTTGATTCTTTATATTCTTGATATATCCATTTACAAAATTAAGAAGATCTTGTTTTTTAGTATATTTACTATGACCATTTAAATTATTCTCTCTACAATATTCCCTTAATTCTGATATAGTTTTATTATCCATGTTAATAATATAAATAAATAAATAATTCAAATTTATAATATAAACCTGAATATTTAAGATTTATAATATATATATATATATATAAATATATGAATATAGAATTAAAAAAACATAAAAAATGTATATGCTTCACTACAATATCTTTATTATTACTTGCATCTGT